TGCCCCAGTAGCGGCGGGCGTAGTCCTCGACGACGGCCCGCACCTGCGCGACGGCCGCCTGATGCTGCGCGGTCAGCTGGTCGAGGTCAGCCGGCATCAGCCGGCCGCCTCACCCGGGCGACCGGCCAGCGCAGGCGCCCCCTGTGGTACCGGCGCGGGTGCCTGGGCGGCCGGCGCAGGCACCGGGGCCGGTGCGGCCGGGGCCGCCTGGGCGGCCGCCTCCATCTGTTCCGACAGACGCCGGCGCCGGTCCTGCGCGATCTGCACAGGCGACATGCCGAGCACAAGCTCTTCCACCGTCTCCAACGACAGGCCCGCCCCGCGCGCCTGAGCCGCCGCAGCATACTTCTCGGAGATTGACACGTAGGCGGGGTGTTCGAACAGCACCTGCACCGTCCCGCCCGGGTCCGTGTTGGACGTGCGCAGCGCGGACGCCAGGCAGGCGGCGATCGCCGGCTGGATGCGGCCGATCCTGTCCTCCGCCTTGGACACGAGCCCGCGCATCGGCTGCTCCGCCCCAGACGCGGACTGGTTCGCAGCATCCGGAAGCATCGCGGACAGCGGCGTGGACGTCTCCGCGGCAAGCTCACGCCAGTCGTCCTTCACCGCCGCCAAGAACGGGTTGACGTCGGTGATCTGGGACTCCCACAGCGAGACGCCGGGCGGCAGCTCCCACAAGGCGCCCGGGCCGGGCTCGAAAATGTCCTGGTAGTCGATCTGGTTGCCGTCCGCGTCGACCTGCGGGAGGCCTTCGCCGCCCTCGTCCACTTTCAGGGCGCGCTGCCGGTAGGTTTGCATGGCCATCGTGACGAGCCGGTACAGGATGCCCAGGTTGATTCGGTCGATGAGGCCGGTCTGGTCCTCGAATTCTCCGCGGCGGCCGGCATTCTCCAGCACCGCGACGGGGACGGCCCCGTCGTACCGGGCCTCCGCCTCCGGCACCCAGCCGCCGGTGATCGTCTGCACGATCCTCTGTTGGCTGTCGTAGCAGGGCCGCGTCCACGACGCGTACACGCCCGGCGCCCACACGTGGAGATGGTCCGTCTGCGCTGGCATGTCCCGCCAAGCTTTCACGGCGGCCCGGGCGCGCCACGGCCTGATCGGGTCCGGCTCGACATACATCCACTCGGGGGACTCGCGGGTGATGACGGCGCCACCGTCCTCGTCGACCGAGGTGAGAAGGTAGCCGGCCCCATAGGTGAAGCAGTCGCGGATCGCGTCGGCCAGAACCGCGTCGAGCCGGTTGTCACGCCACAGCAGCCGGGCGGCCGCGGTTGCCGGCCCGTCCGGGTCGTCCCCGACGATCACCCCGGAGGGCTTCACCCTCTCGCACAGGGCGTTCACGACCAGGCCCCCGGAGTTCGCGACCGCCTTCTGCTGGAATTTGGCCCAGGACCTTTTCAGGTTCGGCCCCATCTCCGGGAGGGGCGCGTTCCCGTCAGTGTAGCCGCGGAGCCTGCGGATGCGCGGCATCCCCTCGTCCGCCTTGTTGACAAGGTACTTCATCCATTCGTCGGCCGTCTCCAAAACGCCCCCCTAGTAGAGTCTTCGCGGCACGTGTGTCGCGCCGGCGGCGGACACGCCGGGCTTGCCGGTCGCGTCGAGACCGGCCCTGTATGCCATCATAGCCCCCCAGCAGGCGTCGACCTTCGCCGTGTCCTGCTGGTCGGCCGGCTTCGTGATGACGTAGCCGCCGCGGCGCGGGTCTTTGCGGGCGTTGAGCATGTGGGCGGTCATCTGCGGATGCCCGTCATAGGTCACATCCCCCCGCAGTATCTCAGATTTGAGTTCGGCGAAGGCTTCGCAGGTTGCGGTCACGTCGCGCTGCCGGTAGCGGATCGGCTCGGCCGCGGACATGCGGGCCTTCAGGCGGCGCCCCCAGCGGGCCTCCCATGTTTTCACGTCCTGCGCCCAGCCGGCGGAGGGGTCGGCGTAGAAGCCGACGACGTTGTAGTCGTGGAAGGCCTGCTCCACGGCCTGCTCGATTTCGAGCCGCGGGGGCCGCCAGCCGGCCCCGGCCGGCCCTTCCGGCTGCTGCCAGATACCGATCCGGAAGAGGTGCCGGCGGCGGACGGAGTAGCCGATGAGGACGGTCGCGTCCGCGACGCCTTCTTTCCTGCCCTCGGAGCCGTCGAAGCCGAGCGTGACCGGCTCCCGCCCGTCGACCGTGACGTCGGGGGCGGCTGCGGCACGCAGCTGCGGCTCTGTCAGCCACGAGTTGGACGCGGACGTGATCTGGTTGAGGAAGTCGGCCCGCATGACCTCGGGGTCGTTGGACGTGTCCCAGAAATCCGCGGCGATACGGTCGAGGTCGACCCATCCTGGCGGGCAGGGCGGGTCGTGGATCACGCAGCCGTCGGGGTGCCCGGAGCTGTCGCCGTAGGCGACGCGGAGCCCGGCGATGAGGCTGTCCCAGTCGCCGATGTCGGTCTCCCACGGGGCGCCCCGGTGAGAGTAGAGCAGCGACGCGGCCGCCTGCGCTTTGATGTGGCCGGCGGCGGCGTCGTCGGCGAACTTCTGCGACTGCTCGGCCACGGACCTTTCCCCGACCGTGTACGCGTTCGGGGTTTCGATCGTCACCCCGCCGAGTTTGGTCGCATTGTTGCGGAGGGTCTGCGCGAGCCGGACGCCCCCGTTACCGGGCAGCCAGGTTTCGGTCTGGTCCATGATCGCCGCGACCGACCTTTTGCCTTTCGCGGAGCCGGCCGACGCGGTGATGAACTGGACGCAGCCGCGCGGGCAGGTGACCTGGGTGATGCCGGGGATGATGTCGTAGTTGTCGCACGCCGGGGCGCCGTCGAGCATGCCGAGGACCGCGGACCAGGTGTTGTCGACCGCCTGGTCCTGGGTTGCGGCGGCTATTGAGACGCGGGCGAACATGCGGTCCTGCCAGGAGCATGCGACGGGCCGGCCGTCCGCGTCCCACCCGTCGCACAGGACGGGCCCGCACATTTCGGCGATGGAGATCGCGGCGGCGAACGGTGACTTGCCCCAGCCGCGGGGCCGTGACAGGAGGGCCCTGTGTCTCACCCTGCCGCAGGTGTGCGGGTCGATCTCGTACAGGCCGGCGAGGAAGTCGACTTGTTCGGCGGTCGGGACGAAGGGCTCGTTCTCGGGCGCGTCCGGGGCAGACAGGTTCTCCGTCATCCAGTCGGCGACCTGGTAGCCGAGGGTCGGCACCTCCCCGTCGCAGGAGGGGCGCCAGCCCATTAGACGGCCCGGCGGCGCTTGGCGGCCTCGGCGGCGGGGGTGATCTTGGCGCGGCGGCGGCCGTCCTCAGCTTTTTCGGCGGTTGCGAACTGGATGCGCAGCCTGGCTCGGTCTTCCGGGGTGGCGCCGAACTTCGCGACCCGGATGCGCAGCTCGGCCAGCACGGACGTGTCCCCGTTGGCCCACAGCATGTTATGCAGGATCGCGGTGTCTAGCAGGAACTGCCAGTCGGATTGGGTGGCGCCGGCCATAAGCGGAGATTCTCCCCACTGCCGCCACCACTCGATAGTCTCTGGGCACCATCCCATCCCGTCGGGCAGGGGCGGCTGCCCGCAGGGGGTCACTTCGATGACGCGCATCTGCGCGGCCCGCTGCCGGGTGCGGCGCTTGTTGGTTGCGGACCCGGCGGTGGGGGGAGGCCCCGATCCTGCCATGATCAATCACTCCTTGATGCTGGCCCCGACGGCGGCCAGCAGGGCGTCGACGGGGATGTACTTGTCGCCCACTATACCCGTCTTGACGTGGAGGGCTTTGAGGGCGGCGGCCTTCTCGGCCCGGGACCGGCAGACCACGCAGAACCAGTGCTCGGAGTCGGTGGCGCCGAGGTAGCGCTTCTGTTCTTCGGCGGTGACGCCGCGGAAGTGCGCGGCCTTGGCGAGCTCGGTCAGCTCGGCCTTCGAGTCGGCCTCCAGGTTGTCGGTGTAGTCGACGTTGGCGAGCGGGTCGGGCAGGGACTCGTTGCGCTTCGGCTTCTGGGTGCGGCGGGGTCCTTTCCCGGCGGCGGCTAGGTTGAATGCCATTGGTGTGGATCCTCTCAGTATTCCCAGTCTGCCGCGATCCGGCAGCCATGGGTTTTGACGTTCTTGGGCTTGGGCGGGGCCCCGTACAGGGCCTCGTGGCGTACCAGGTCCGCTTCGGCGAGCGGGAACCAGCTGATGATGTGCCGGTAGTCGTCGGGCCGGTGCTCGCGCAGCGGGTAGATGAAGCGGGCGTCGATGCCGTCGAAGGACCGGCCGAACAGCCTGTAGTCGGCCGGCAGGGGGATGCCCTCCTCGCCGATGGCCCCGTACACCTCGGCGTTGAGCCAGTCCCAGACGGCCGAGACGCGGCGGACGCCGCGGGTCACCCGGTCGGGGCCGGTCATGGACATGCTGGCCCTGCGGGGGAGACTGTCGGCGCAGCGCACCCCGTCGATGATGGGGGTGGTGCGGGGCAGGCCGAGGTCGTCGAGGATGAGCTGCAAGAGCTGCTCGTGCGTCGGCTCCGGCAGCCGGGCCCCCTCATAGACGCCGAGTCTTTCAGGGGGGCAGTAGACGCCGCGGTTGATCCACACGTAGATACAGTGGCCCGGGTACATGTGCACCCGGCAGGTGAGGTGGCGTTCGACGAGCCGGCGGTCTTCTTCGATGAGGGGCATGAGCCGGCCGTCCATGCCGGGGGGGACGACGTAGGTGTGCACGTATGTGAGGTTGATGCCGGCGCGGCGGCAGGCGATGGCGGCGGCGAGGCTGTCTTTGCCGAATGACATTGACAGGACCGCCGGCCGGCCGTCCAGCTCTTCGGCTAAGGAGGCGATGACTTGGGGGGATGGCGTGACTGGGGTGTTGGCGCCACGCCTCATGCAGTGGGTTGGCATGCACTCATTGTACCATGCCGGCTCCAGAGTGCCAAGCTGGGGCCGGCACGGTACGGGCTCGGATCAGCGGCTGCCGGACGAGGACGCCTGCCCCCTTGCCGCGGACCTGCGGCCGGTGAAAAAGTTCCTGACTCGGCTGGCCAGATTGTTCGCTGCACGACGCATGCACTCACCCCCCCTCTGTCAAGGCACCCACCCGGGATGCGACTCGATCCTGCGCCGCTCGATGCGGGCCTGCTTGTCGCGGCGGGCCTGCACCGCCTCACGGCGGGTCTTCTGCGCATGATGCCAGTGGCACAGCCACTGGAGATTCGACAGGTCGTGGTT